GTTATATTAGGCCCTGCTACTGCATCTACAGTAATGGACTTTAGGTATTGCAACACACTCTGACCTACAGGTGTATTGAATAATGCTAATGTATCTTGTGATAATTTTTCGTCTTGTTCACGAGGTCGTTGGTATCCATCAACCCCCAAGTACTTCGGTTGGGCCACTTGGCATCTCTCCTTGCTGTTGGGCTTGTTGCATCTGTTGTGCCATCTGAATTAACTGCTGTCTTTCATCAGCATCTCTAATTAAACCATCAGGCACACCAAATTTTTTGGCTAAGTACAGTGCAGTTTCCTCTGAAGATATCAATATATTTAATATCTCAGCGCAAAATGATCCTGCTACTGTCTGTCAAAATCTGTTTAGAGAAACTATGTCTTGATTAGATTGAGCCTGTGCAAGGGGAGACACACTCCTAATCTTTACTTCTCTTCCATTAACTGTAGGCATTTCTATTCGACCCTGTTGCCTGAGAATGTAAATCACTCTCTGCAATACTGGCTGAACCATTTCTGCTTGCAGTCTACCAAATGCAGAACCTATCTTTCTTGATAGATCAGCCATACGTTCAGCAACTTCTGTAGCAGATGCAGGTGTCTTATTAGGATCACCAAGCATATCATTATACAATGCCCTCTTAATATTATTTCTCATATCATTTAAAATAAGATTAGCTACATCAAAAGATCCTGCTGATCTAATTGGCTGTAGTCCTTGAGTATTAGGTGCTTTAGGAATTACAGTCCCAGGAACTAAGTTAATGGTATCCACATTAACTACACCATCATCATCTATCTGATAGATACCTGATATAGCCATCTGTGCATTTTCAAGAATCATTTCAATAGTTAAGTTACAAGTCTTGATTGCACTTAATGCATTTACAGCAGGGCCTCTGCCATATATCTCACCACTAGCTTTACTCCATCTAAAGGCTATGAATGGATTTGATCCAACACCTTTAAATATTTCTTGCATAATCACTTCTTTATTAGCCATGTCAATGACCATGTAAGAATACTTTTCTTCATTAATATCATCATATAATCTGCAAGATACCTCTAACATTTTACATTTTGATTCAGGATAATTATTAATTCTTTCTGCTATATTAGGAGATAACATAGCTTTAGGATACGCAACCATAATGTCTGCGTTCTTAATCATGCGTTCCCTAAATACATGATCTACTCTACCATCAGGGCCAGTATCTAAAACAACATGAGGTAATGGAATAGATTGGAATCTAATTGGATTTACTGCATCACCTTCTGTAACAAGTAAGACTGCAGTACCTAAAGCAAGATCAATAAAACACTCATGTATTTCTTGAGCAAAGTTTGATGTTTGTAATATTTCAAATACATAATCCGTTACAGCATCTAATGCATTATTAACATCATCTCTTTCTTGTTCAGGAACTTCAGATCCAGTAACAAAATCTGCCCATCTAGCAAAGTTAGGTGTCAGACCTGCTTGCAGTCTTGATGCAAATTCTTGTATGCCAACAACTGCAGTCTCGTCAAAGATCTTATCATCTCGCCTCTGGCCGGGGGTATAGTTTTTAAACCCTTGCCTTTGGGGAAGACAATACTCAAAGATCTCGTCATAAAGCTCTTCAAACTCTCGTCTGATAGTAAGAGCCTTCTCGTATCTTTGGATCATACCCTCTGCAGTTTTTTCATGCATTATCTATTGTACTCATTATAAAAGCCAATACCACCACCTGAACCACGAAGAAGTGATCTACGACCTGATCCCTTACGTCTTCTAGTAATGTTTTCCTCAAGAACATCTTGCCTTGCTTCAGTTCTTTTGGCTGTCTCTTCTTCTTTTTGAGCTTCTCTTTCCATTTCAGCTTCCTTTTCCTCCTTAGTTGGAGGAGGAGGACTTGAGCTACCACCACCTATACACATAGTAATCTCCTTACATTCTTGCCCATAAACCTTGACGTTTGGCTTGTTTAGGTCTGCGATTAAAAACATCATACTCTACTCTAGCATTAAATGTCTCTATTTTTTTTCCCATACCTAAGACTTCCCTTCCTTCACCTGCACCCAACATAAGATACTGCATAGCATCATGTATATGTGAGTACCTGTCTTTGAGAGGTTTATCTTCATATCGTTCTCCTGACACTTGCAATCTACGATATTGATAACCACCCTCAAATCCTTTTACCAATTCTTTACACCTAAAGTCAATTAAAATTCCTGATAAGCCATCTACCATCCTATTTAATACCGAAGATACCGACTCTATTCTTAGAGAAACATCATTACTATTTGTCGGTCTAGCTGTTAAACCTGCACCTCTTAATATCTGAAAAGGTGTGGATTCATCTGTCTGTGATCTAAAGTCACCTGCAGGATCACCAAAAATATTAATCTCAAGGTTGTTATACCTCGTAGCTATCTCTGCCCTAAGTAGTTCAGCAAATCTAACAATACCCATATCAAATGCCACAATCTCTTGTAGTATTATCCATCTACCTCGAACCTTTTGACCAAAAACAGCAGCAGGTGTAAGGCCAAAGTCAAGACCAATATACAGTGGTACTCCATCAGCTACAGGTATTTCTTCTTTTGAAACGTGAGTATCAGCCACAAACATATTGTAAACTGGTTTACCATCTTGAATAGAACCCAATCTATTCATAACATATACATCTATCCAACTCTTAGTCTTACCTTGAACCAAGTTAGGATAATATGATTCTAAAATATTTTTTCTATTCTCTGCATCCTTGTTAGGTTTATATCCAGTAATAGAACCATCCTCATCTTTTTCCTCAAGCATCCCACTAGGTTGTGTAAAGAAAATCCAGTTGTCAGGCTTAACTAACATCTTGCTTTCTTCCTTAGAAATATGATCAGGTATAGGAACTTCACCTGACATAATCGGCCACCAGTGATCTTCTTCAGGACTGTTAGTATCACAGATTACACCTGACCAAGTTGCACCACCCTCCCTCATTGAGGGGTATCGACCAACCCTCATGGTAGTAGCATCAATAATTGACTTGGGTATCTCTCTTGCTTCATTCACCCATACTCCTGTCAATTCAAGGGAGAGAAGTTTCTTGACATCTTCTGGCCGATCTAAAGCAAGAAAGATTACTTCCATATCAAGATCAGCCTGTGTAATATGATGAGTGTAAGGAACAGACCATTGGAACTTACCCCAATCTTCCTCTGGAAACCAATCAAGCCAAGTCTTAATAGTTGTTGTTCTAAGTTGTGGATTCGTGTTTCTGATAATAGCCCAACGACTTTTACGTTTACCATTCTCAGATTTCTTTTGCATTAATGCACGTCTAAAAATTTCTATACAACATCCAACAGACTTGCCACTTCCTACTGGGCCACGTATCCCACGAAAGAAAGTATTGTCTTTCATAAATGCCTTGAGAACTTCACCATCAGGTTTGTATTTAAACGTTATCAATGTTTGTATTAACCCCTATTCTTAACAATGTATCTACAGTCTCAGGCCCTATAACAGCAATAACTTTATCTGCCTCTCGATCTGTACAAAATTGTTCAGGGTGATGTTTCAGGTGGACTCTCTTTACCACCTCACGAAGTATTCTTCTTTCTTCTATCTTTAACGTATGGAGAAAACTCATTCTGTTATCCTATGAATAAGATCTATAGCTTCTCGTTTTTGCTGCGATCTTTTTGGGCTGTTTAGATACTTGTCTACCTGCTCTAATTGCTTTTCGTTTAGCAGCCGAAGAGGCTGCGTATTCACTGGCACTAAGAGCCTTAATTGCTTTCTCAGGTAAATAACGTTCACCAGTTGCTCTCGACCCTTGTGTACTAGGTTTGCCTGACTTGGTTCGCCACTTCTGTCTAGTCCAAGCACGTAACGATCTCTGTGATTTTGCTAATGCCATTACCTAATCTCTAAAAGTTGAGAGAGTTGATAGAGTTGAGGTTGATATATCAACATTACCTATAACCACCACCCTTTGCCTTGTATTGTTTTGCCAACATCTGTGCTTTCCTCGCACTCCATTGACCTGACTTACCACCCTTGTTACTCGCTTTGATCCTATTAAACAAAGCCTTCCTCATAGCAGGTTTGGTATAGTTTCCTGCAGCATTAACAGCCATTTACTTTTTCTTACCCTTAATAATTTTTTTAGGCATCATCTTTGGAGTGGCTTTCTTTGGTGGTCTACCTTTAGTTTTTCCGTAAGTTCCTTTACCCATTGGCATAGTTGTCTCCTTTTCTAGTTGAATAAACTCATGCTGACTTCTTCTTTGCTTTATTGCGTTTACTAATTGCTCTAGCTTTCGCCCTAGCATCTGCCTTACTACTCGCACCCCATGCCCTAAGCGATAATAATAATCTAGTAGGTTTTCCTTTAGCATCTTTCTCTGGCCCTCTCATCCCTGCCATCCGAGCCAAAAATGAAGCTCGTCTAGGATTGTCACCACTCTTAACTGGTGCTTTTAACGTACCACCCTTATAAGAAGCACGACCCTTTGCATTTAATCCACCTTTGGGATTCTTCCCCTCTTTGCGTGTCCATGCAGGTGTCTTAGCCATGACTACCTTCCTTGCCTTCTATGTAGTCCTCTACAGTAGTTCCCGTAGAAGTAATTACTTATCCTATTAAAGAGTTTAAACAATCTAAAATGTATTTCAATCATAACGTACCTTTTTGAACTATAATGTTTGAGTAAGACGTGTTGTAGAGTAGACCTCTCACTTTTTTAACCCCTACCCCCTATTACCTTACTTGGTAGTTCTAATCTGACATCTCTAAGTACTACATCACCAATCATGTCAGATCTATACTTACTGAGATATCACCACTGACTAAGTGCATGGCTTTATCTACTGGTTTATACCCTGCTCGGTCTAGTATATCCTTGCTTGCCTCTAACTGTACGTACTCACTCTTAGCACTACTTGCTAGGTCTAATACCTTACGAGAAGCTATCGTAGCATTCAATCCTATACTTTCTCTTATCCTTTGTTGCATATACTCTTGGACATGAGGCAATCGCAAAGTCTTACTGGCTGTCACTCTACCAGACTCACCATCAGCGTATCCTGCTTCTTTGCTTGCTTTTACTAGACTGCATCCAGTTGCTACAATCGTATCAACTAAGACCATCTGTTTCTTGGTTAACTTTCTTTGTGTAAGCATTAACACCCCCTTACCCCCTCTTTATGGAACAAGTAAATATCACTTGTCAAGGGCTTTTATAACTCACTGTTTATAAAGGGTTTTTCGTGGTGGTTTCCATCATGCGTATGCCAAACCTATTCAGAATAGCAAGAGTTCCCCTACAACCTAAAGCATCAGTCTCTGAGTCGCTAAAGTGTGTGCGACTCATTTACTGTGCAACGGATAGTAGCCCAACCTCTTCCCCTCTTGCTATTCAGACTAGGCATGGCAAAGTAATTCTTATAAAGACTGGAATAACATAGTATCGGTACGCAATGGGATTGACCCATTCATACCGATCAAAAGATCTGAAGATCGCCCAGATCTCTTGACTCTTCATGCGATAATATCACTCTCTACGCACACTTCCTTTACTCTGCGAGGCACACGTGGGAAAGCAAGCTCCTAGCAATATAGCATACCATTCAAGGGGGTCGCTTCACCCCGTTTTAATAATCATGTTGTGATGGATATTTGTTTCGCTCCATCATCAATAGATGATTAAACCCCTTGACTTGGCATGCACGAGTAAGGGCATAGCTTTCCCAAGTGTTTGGGATTGTAACTTAACCATATCAACATAGGAGATAACGATATGACAAAAACTAAACAAAATACATTCAATGATATTTCAACATTAATCTTAAATGAAATACCTGATACATTATTCAATGATGTAGATAACTATCTTATCGACAGACCAATGAATGCTGACGGTACTTCACGTCAATCAACTGGACAAGGTGAGAGAATGGAAAATCCAAAATACAATCTCGACTTGTTCTTAATGATTGGTGGCATTGCAGTATCATGTGCTTATTCGCTTAAATCTGCCAAAGATTACTTGGATAAGACACAGTATACATACAATCAAGATGTAGAAAGATTCAGCCAAGACGAGGTACGTGGATCATATGTTGAGATTGCTTATATGGTAGCTCAAGATAAATACGAGATATGCAAGAAGATGTATGAACAATTTACATCATTGTTTGAATCTTGCATGGGTTATGCATGGGCTACCGAAAATGGTAAGGTACAACCTAACTATGGTATAGATTGGTTTCAAAACAAGAAACAATACAAACTAGCCAAACAACCAATGCCTACTGTAACTAAGAAGAAAGTTACTGCAAAAGACAAAGCACTAGGTGTA